TAGACTTCCTAATGTACGACCAGCAGATGTCATTCATTGAGGCTATTAAATGGTTAGCTGTTAAGTATGGAATCAGTCACGAGGAGTTAGATAAGAAGACAACACCGCCAACGATCTGCAAGCCACACACACCACCGCCACCTCTTCCGATGCTTGAGCTTCCGGCTGAAATGGTCAAGAAGCTAAGAGAAGGAGCAAACGATAACACGTTCTGCAAGTGGTTGAAGTCACTACCCTGGACGGAGGAGGAACAGGCAAGGGTGGACAAGGTACTAAAGAACTACCTCGTAGGTCACGGCAAAGACGGACACACAGTCTTCTGGCAAGTGGACCAGGAGGGGAAGGTACGCACAGGAAAAATGATGCTATACAAAGCTGACGGACACCGAGACAAAGAGACACACGGTAATTTCGACTACGTTCACTCAAGGCTTCTCAGAAGTCACTACTGGAGTGATGAAGAGAAGGAGGTGAATACCTGCTATTTCGGACAGCATTTGCTCGACTTTTTCCCGGAAGCAACGGTCAATATCGTAGAAAGCGAGAAAACCGCCCTTATTTGCTCGATTGCGTATGGGAATGATAAAAGATACCTATGGATGGCCTCGGGAGGCAAATCGGGGCTAAATAGGGCCAAATTAGAGCCATTTATCCAACGTGGTCGATACATCGTTCTATATCCCGACAAAGACGGAGCTGAAGACTGGAAGGAAATAGCAAAGGGAATCAACTATGATAAGCTGGTCGTAAACACCGGGATGATGGCTAAGAGCTGGGAACCCGAAGACGGTCCGAAAGCCGACTTTGCCGACATCATCACGAGACGCTTATACGAGCGAGTGAACGGCAAGAAGAAGGACAAGATTAAGGCACTCGAGGAGGAGAACCCGATGTTCGCCCAGCTTGTCCAGAGGTTCAATCTATGCCCACTATGAGATAGGGGCTGTATAGACGGCAAGTCCAATAACCAACAACAACTAACAACAATACAACCTAATGGAAAAAGATTTCAAAATAGTGGCTACGAAGGTGAGCCCTCATACATACACGCTCCTGAAGAGGATAGCTGCCAAGAAGAAGGTGACGCTGTACGAGATGGTGCAGATAGTCTGTGAGCTATTCGTCCGCTTCACCTCTGACAGCACCAACCTCACCCCGGATATGGAAGAAGCTATAATGCTGTTCGAGCACCTGGACGACTGGAGCCACGCATTCAACCTATGCGACTACACTACGGAGAAGGAGGTGACTGAGGCTGTGTACTTCGTAGGGGATAAGAACAAGAAGGGTGTAGCAGCCGTTCACGTTAAGACCCCTTACCTCGGTGACTGGACACAGGACGTCAATGTTCAGAGGATCTTCGAGCGAGTGGTCTGCCTTATGTTCCCTACACGATACAAGAGACTAAGACAGTTAGCCATAGAGCAGGACTGCAAGTCACTCATAGAGCTCATTGATACGCTGTGCAGTAATCAGATAAAGGAGGATAGCCTGCGACAGATACGAGAGGGGTTCGAGGACGCTGCTCGCAGTGACTACGGAACAAAGGCCAGTGACGCTCAGTACAGACGCTCAATGCACAGGACGGTGGACAGTGTGGCACAGTCACTGCAGAGGACTATACAGTTCACAGAGGATGATGAGGAGCTGGCACAGATGGAGGTGGATGCAGCCCCTCTCCCAGCCTCCCCCGAGGGGGAGGAGAGCCATCCGGGACAAGGGGAAGGGGCAAGACCACACGGATATGAGGAGTTATAAAGACATACATATTTAGGAACATTTACTCAATAAAGATTATGACAACAATCATCACATTCGCTGCTAACATTGCAAGCAGCTTCACAGGTTGCAATGAAGTCACAAACACTCTTAATGTCTCATTAGCTAACTAATAGGACAGCGAGAGGAGCGTGAAGTTTTGCAAAGATAATGTCTTATTCTATATGATAGAGCATTAAAAGCGTTTAGTTCTCGAAACAAATGTTTCCGTTTATTCAACAAAATGACAAATCGGAAAGACGGTTGACAGCCTGACAGTAGGCTTCTTTAAGAAGATCATAATAACAATATATGGCACACAGTAAGCTATACGTTCAGATAATGAACAGCAGGGAGTGGAGGGAGACAAGAGCCACATACCTGGCAGATCATCCTCTTTGTGAGGATTGCAAGGAGAAAGGGATATACACACCAGCACAGTGTGTCCACCACCTCACAGAGATAGAATCTGCAATGACAGACAGAGACGCTTATCAGCTGGCCTGTTCGCTCGGCAACCTCAGAGCACTGTGCTACAAGTGTCACGGCGATACACACCGAAAGCTAAGAAGCCACAGCAAGGAAGCACACAAGACCAGGAACGAGCAGAGGCTGGCAAGGTTCATAGAACGAGTAACGGCCCCTCACCCCGCCCCTCTCCTCCATAGGGCGAGGGAGAGCCATCCGGGACAAGGGGCTGAATAAAGACATACATTTTCTCACTTTATCTAAGGGAAAGATTTTAGGTAGAAGTAATCCGCTCTCGTAGTTCGGGAGAATAGCGAGAGCTTTGTTAAGAGTTTACAACAAGTTCAATATATTTCATTCGTGACAATTAGCTCCTAAGCGTAGGAGCGGGTTAATAAGTACATAATAAAAATCGTTATCTAACCGCTTACACGGTTCGGGAGAATAGTGAAAGCTTTTATGCTCTCGATATAATCTAGAGGATAGAGACGGCAAAAGACGGATGAGAGCAAGGGCCGGCGGTCATTTTTTCTTAGCCCCCCCCTCCGACTCCCAAATCCACTCACAAAATCTCCTGTTGATGAAGTGAATCCTGAAACTCTCATTTTTCCCACACCACAAACGAGGCGAAACAGGGAAGGCCAGCACCACATCTATGAGTTTTTACCACTTAAAAGAAAAACAAATTTCGATTTATTCAATAAATCGAGGATAAAGACGAGAAAAGAAAATAAATCAAAGAATAATCTTAAAAAACTACATAATTATGCCGAAAAGAGTATTTCGCAAAATTCGCATACCGATGGAGCAGCCTGACTGTTGTGCAGCTTGTCCGCTCCTGGGGAAGATACCGAAAGAGGAAATTCCTTTCGGATCAAAAGAAACTCACGTCTGCATAGCTCGCCAGGAAGCACTCTCTGGAAGAGGAATATTCGTGAAAAAGAGCGAGCGAGACAGTCATCACCCACTCAAACGACCTTGTGACGAATACTGGGAGGTGTGGGCGAAGCTTCCGGGGCAGGTCTACCCTATGAAGGACGAGTTCTATGTCAGATACAGACTACCATACGAGGCTATGCAGCAGATGGTCATAAAGTTCCATAGGTAGGGCCCCTCAATCGACAAGAGCAACATATAACAAACAACATAAAACTATAAATCACTATGAGAAAAATTAAGAAGCACTGTGCTATTCACGGCACAGAATTAGATGAGGAGAAACTTGAACCAGGACTTCACGCTGTGAACTTCAGAAACGATGAAGGTATAAATGTATGGGGATTGATCTACAGAACTGCAGAGGGAGACATAAGTGCTCACTACAATGTGGACTATCCAGGAGATTACGGCTGGAGCGAGGACAAACTTAAGAAGCTCTATGAGTTCAGATACTTCAAAACTACGAGAATGGAGAAGGACATTTGGGGGTATTACCAGTGCTTCCGAGATGTACGCAGACGCTGGCTCGACAGTATGGCTGAGTTCGACACTTACCGCAGTAATGTGAATATGATCCTCCGTCACCCATTACACAGACTGGCTGACAGACTAATCACATTCTTTTCGTAAAAACAGCCCCTCACCCCTGCCCTCTCCCCCATAGGGCGAGGGAGGGCCGTCCGGGACACAGCAATCGACAAGAACTAATAAACATATCAGAAAAATGGAAACAAACTACAGAAGACCGAGGGCCCTGAAGCAAGGCTGTCCTCTTACTGAATACACAGGCAAGACGGTGGAGGAACTGCAGGTCATACTGAGCAACACAGCCGGAATGGTAAAGATATACTGCGGAGCTGCGAACAACGCTTGTTACTACGCTATGACAGACGCAATCGACAAGCTAAAGGAGGCGAAGCTGTACAAGCAGGAGGTAAAGAAGAACTTCAACCTGGTGCTCAAGAAATGGAAGGAGTACGAGAACAGACTTATATACGCTAATGAGCTACGATACTTCAACCTTGAGGATATGCCGGAAGCTACACGCAAGAAGTACGGTGACATCACTAACAGGGAATACTTCGAGTACTGGCAAGCCAGCGGAGGCGAGGCCTACTACAAAGCACGCAACGAGATAGGCTGTCTCCGTCATAAGTACTTTCTCAGTATGCAAGCACACGGAGATAAATATGCAGAGCCTTATTCCTGGGTGCTGGTGGCAATGGCAATGCTTGAGGCTGCTGTCGCAACGTGGGAGAGCACAATCGGCGGTGTTATGGAACCGTCAGGCTTACCTCGCAACCTGCTGGAGGACATCTTCAAATGCTTCAAGCTTGATGACATTGCAACAGCGTGGAGAAGAGCGATGATCATCCTCACTCCTGGAGTGAATGAGTATAACCTCTCAGCCGAGGAAGAGAGAAACATCGAGTTCGGTATTTCTGGCCTCTTCACCAAGTTCTCCGAAATGGATTTCATTCTTAGCACGAACCAGTCAGCAGCAGAGAGCTATGAGGAGGTGTTCCGTACTAAGGGAGAATGCAAGAAACAGCAGAGGGTGTTCGCAGAAGCAAAGGAGGAGATAAAGGAAAGTTAAAAGTTAAAAGTTAAAAGTTAAAAGTTAAAACACTATGAAAGCAGAAGATTACAGGGAGATAATAATGGGGAAGTTCCTGGAGATGTACGCTGATCCTGACATCGACAAGACAGACAAGACATACACAAGTCTTATGATAGCAGCCCACGTTCTCGGAACACAGACTATAATGCTCGGCCACATTGACGAAGAAGATTTCGAGGACGAGATATGGAAAGTAGTTAAGAGTATGTATAAGGCAACAATCAAAGCGTATCAAGAAATAACTGAGGAGGAAGAGAATGGCAAAGCTAAAGAATCTTAAATGGTACAAGGACCACCTCACTGAGAGGTGCGTCCTCAAGTACGGAGAGGAGTTCGCTTCGGAGTACGAGGACATCATCGAGACCGCAGCTCGTAACAAGAGACTCCTGGACCGTTTCGACAGTGAGCTGGACAACGAAGACCTCAGTTCGCTCGTGATAGGAAGCACAGGACAGCAGAAGGAGGACATCAATCCAAAGGTGAAACACCGAAACGATGTAGCGAAGCTGTACGCTGACAACCTGGACGCTCTCTACCTCACTCCTCGAAGCAAGTTCAAGAAGACGGACAATAACCACACTAAGGAGGAGGATCCTATGATTAACTACTTAACGGACTTAAAGTAAGACTATGAGTTACGCACCTACACCAACACTGGCCGACATAAAGAAGAAACCTCGCTACAACATAGAGCGAGGCAAGTATGGAAGCTACATCATCACTCCAGAAATAGAGGCCGAGTTCCGGCGACTGTTCCCTAAGAACAGTAATCGCAAACTTATGGAGCTGTTCGGAATATCATTCTCTACCGTACAGAGACTAAAGCGAGAGTACGGTCTGAAGAAGAATATGAAGGTAATCAAGCATAAGCAAGCTATGCAGATAAAGAGGGCCTGTATCAAGAGCGGTTACTACGAATCACTAAAAGGACGAAGACCGTCACAGGCTTGTATGGAGGCATCAAAGAAACGCTGGGCAGATGAAAGTCCTGCAGCCTACATCAAGAGGACAATGCCGAAGGTACACCGCCGAAGAGTAAAGAATGCAACTAAGGCCAGGGAGGAAAACCGACAGAAGGACCGCCGAAGACTTGAGCTCGGTCTGGATCAGAAGACAAAGCTTCATCTTCCTCAGTTTATATACACTCACAGTCAGTCTGTACGCAGACATTACGCTCTCAAGCGTGGCTATATTATAGGCGATATGCGTGAGCGTTTCGGTGAGCGTTATATCATCTACTACGATGATGACACAAAGCGAGGAGCAATATTCGAGCAGAGAGCAATGAAAGACGGTTTCACGTTCAAGAAGCTGGCCTGAATAATAAACCTTTAATCAAACTTAATACGCTTATGGGAAAATTCACCAAATGGACGGAGGAGGACCGACAGATGCTTCTCCGACTCCAGCACCAGGGGAAGACGGTGGCTGAAATATCACGGATAATGATGAAGAGTGATGACAGCGTATACCAGAATCTCCGAAGGATAGGTCTTCACGCTAACAAGAAGCCTAAGAAGATAAGAACGAAGCTGGCTCCCTCTGAACGCAAACCGAAGCGAGACACAGTAGCTATCGTTCCTCTCAAGGAGGACACACCTACATACTTCGCCAACCCTGTGAGGGAAGAACTCGGCGACAGGACGGTGTTTCTGCCGGAGAGCTATAAGGAATCAAGGATTTATAAACTAATACACAATAAATAAAAATGGAAGTAAAAATAAAGAAATTACACGCAAAAGCTGTAATACCAAAATACGCTCACAGTACAGATGCAGGTCTCGATCTTGTGGCAACATCGCTTAAAATAGAAGGAGACTCATTAGTCTATGGCACGAATATCGCTGTAGAAATACCAGAAGGATATGTAGGCCTGTTGTTTCCTCGTAGTTCTATAAGTAAGTATAACCTTACCCTCACTAACTGCGTAGGTGTTATTGATAGCGGTTACAGAGGAGAAATAATGTTCAAGTTTAAGGCTATGCATCAAGACAATCCTAAGTTCTATTCAGTAGGTGATCGTGTCGGCCAGCTTATCATAATGCCATACCCAAAGATAGAGTTCAAGGAGGTTGACGAGCTCAGCGAAAGCTACAGAGGCGAGGGTGGTTATGGTTCAACAGGAAAATAATTAGCCTATGGACGAGAAGAAGAAAGAGGTTCTTCTGCAGAACCTACCACACATCTGCAGTGTTGCGAGGTCTATGCAGAAGGCCGATGTTAGCAACCTTGTCTACGAGACCAGTGACGGTGTGGAGATACACGTTAACATATTCATAAAATCATAGATATACTTTTTCTTCATTGGATTTATTGTAATTTTTTTCTTTGTAAAGATTATTAAGTTATTTACATCCTGTCTGCGAAGATAGGAGGGTTTTTCTAAAAACTAAAAACTATGGCAGAGGGATATAACGGAATAAAAAAGAAGGTGAGGCGAACAACAGCCTTAACCGAGATAGATACTACTGACGAATACAGACGAGCATTCGGTGTAGCACAGTTGTGTCAGTGTATGATGACTAAGCCAGAAGCTGGTAAGAGTTACCACATTCTCACAGGTGGTGCTGTTGATCTGATAGCACATATGAGGTGGATACAGCTTCACTGGCCTAAATTGAAAAGGGTGTTAATTAGTGCCTGGGCGATAAGTGGAGCAGACATTCTTCTCATCGAGAAATGGGCAGAGGCTGGAGATATTGAAAATGTAGAGCTTCTGGTCGGTGACATTTTCCCCTCTAAGTATAAAATGGAGTGGGAGAAACTCATAGAACTTCAGGACAAAGGTATCGTGACAAATGTTTATAAAAGCACTATTCATTCAAAGCTTATGCTTCTCGAAGCAGAAGATGATACACATATAGTCATAGAATCGAGTGCTAACTGCAATATGAATCCACGAATTGAACAGTCTTGTGTAACTGTTAGTGATAAGCTGTTCGACTTCTATTGGGTTTATCTTCACGAGATGTTCGAGGAAGAGGAGAGTAGAAGAACTGTAAGAGAACTAACTAATGACGAAAACAAGGAAGATGAAACAGCCGACATTGATAATATTGAAGGGCCTTCCCTATTCGGGGAAGACGACTTTCGCTAACGAATGGACAAGCAAAAAGACAAAGCGAATACGCATATCGTGGACTGATACTCTCAAAATGATGTGCAAAGATATGTATGCAGACGGAATGATCCTTGCAATGGACGCAAATCTTAGACTGATGCGTCAAGCTCTGAGAAAAGGTTATGATGTTATTCTTGACGAGCGTAACTTATACGCACCTCAGTTCAGCCTGTTTCTTTCGTCTGCAAAAATGCTTGGAGCCAGGGTGGAAATGAAAGTTATCAACACCAGTCCAGAAGAATGCAAAAAGAGATGTCTCGCCGATGGCGGAGACACCTCTATGTTGATGTATATTGACAGGATGCACGAAAAGTATGGTGCCCTGCTTCGTTAGTCTATCTGAATATGTTCAGCGTGATTTCCCCATTCACGATATAACCAGTGATGACCGTTAATCTCGACTGTTCGTTCAGTCATAGGATGAGAGATGCTTGAAACTTCAGGGAAGAGGCTTAACTGTGTAGCCTCCTGCTGTCGCTTCAAGCGTCTCTCTTCTCTTATAGCGAACTCCCTGGCTGTATAGTGCGATGGCATTATTGTGCAAGTATTAACTGGTCTATGTATTCACTCTTATTGCTTGTTAGCTCATTGAGATGATCCATAGCTTCCTGAGTGATGCGAACTGAAAGCGAAATGCTTCTGTCGTTCTTTGGTCGGCCACCGCCTGGACGGTAGCCGCCACGATTAGAAGAACTTGTCATAATGTTATTCTTTTATCTTAGCTATTGTAACAGACTGAGAAGCTTCTCTTCCGTACTTGTTTATAGTAGTGATTATTCCAGAACCTGTTATTTCACTTGTTGGTTCCTGAATTATATTAGTCAATTTAATTGTATAGTCATCTATAGTCTTTGTTTCATTAAGAGAAATTGAGATGCTTCTATATTCTGCCTTTATTGTTGGCTCCTGTAATGTAATATTATAAGTCTTCATAATGCTTGTATTTTAATTGTTAAAAAATATCGTCCTCTTCTTCTCGTTCTGCTGCGAGTCTTTCCTCTTCTTCTTCTTGAAGTGCCATAAAGTTCCAGGCATCTATAAGTATCTCTTCGAGGTTAGCTTCTTTCCTGTCCTTAGAGTTAAAGAAATTCACCTCAGTAAGATGTGCCTTGAATTCTTCAAACGAAGCAAAGTATGTATTGTCAGGATCACGAATGAGAATAAACACTTGAGGAAAGTCCATCTTGAGAAGTCCTATCTCTACTTTTCGGTTCACTATGTTGTCACAGTACCACCAGTGATAGCTGCGGCGAATTGCTTCTTCTTTCTTCATATTAGTAAATCTCTGCGTTGTGATGAAGACCACCATTCTGAAGGTCTGGAACATCGTATTCCTTAGTGTTGACAAACTCTGAATCTTCACACCAGTTACGAGCGAAGAAGTAAGTTCCGCTACCGTCTGCCTTGATGAACTTGTAATCGTTACCTATTCTTCTTTCGATTACAGCCTTCAGAGCTTCCATCCACTGGTCCATATTTGGAGTTTCATAGCCAAACTTTGTTCTGATAGAACCGTGGAAACCTCCATATATAGAACCTACGATCTTCTTGTCTACGATGATAAGTTCATAAACTCCACATCCGTGATAACAGTTAAGCCAATAGCGATTATCGTCCTTCTCAAGATTGTAGAATTTAGTACCTTCGCCTTTGTCTACATACCAACCATAACCGTCTTCGTTCTTCTCTGTCCAGGAGATTGCCTTTTCTGCTGTCTCGTTAAGAACTTCCTTAGTAAGCTTGTGAGGCTTTGTCCAGGAATTACCGTTTTTGATCATCTCACGGCAGACTTTCATATCAGCTCCAATCTCACGGAGAGTCTTGAGGCTTGTGAGAACGATGTATTCACCAGATACACCACCTCGAGGAGCGTCATTACCATAAGCGTAATTGATACCAAGTTCTTCGAGCATTGCCATAACTGACTTCTGATTGCTAACGGATCTTGTATGACGACCTGATCCTGTATAGTGACCTGTACGTACATAACCATTACTTGCTAATTCACGAACCAAAGATGATTTGCTGTTCTGGATTTTGTCTAAAGTCTTCATATTGCTAAATTATTTAAGTTATTATCTTTATTTTTATGCTACAAAGATAGCGTTTTTATTTGATATATGCAAGCAAAAACCAAAGAAAATGACCTATCAAAACTATGTTATACAACATATTTCTAAGAGAGTAAACCTGGAAGCGTTCTTAACTAATAGATATACCAAGTCATAAGACTTCATAAGACTTCATAAGACTTCATAAGGCTTGTGACTGGCTAAAAGAATTACCAATCTATAAAAATTACTTATTATGAGAGTTAAACTGAACCATATGTTTACCGAAGCATCTGGTAAGCTATGCAAGAAAGAGAGTACGTTTGTTGCTTACAACGCTAAGACAGGCAAGATGTACACAGGAGAATACCACGATCGTGAGGATAAGCTGAGCGAGAAAGAGCAACAGGCAAGAACAAAGTTCAATAGCCGTCAGACATTTGCGTCTAACTGGTGGAATACAAACAAAGAACAGAACACTGAGAACTACCAGACTATTATGCAGATGTACGATGATCAGCGTAAGTACGGAAACCCTTACTCATACTTCCTCTCACTCATCCAGAAGGATATGTCTATCAAGCTAAAGAATAAGACAGTCACTGGTGCCGGAACAACACCAACACCAGCAGAGGGTGACGAGGAATCAAGCTTCTAAACCACAGCAAGATTTTTTTTCATAATTTTAAGTTAGTATTATCGGGGAGACGGCGGTCTCCCCTTTTTAGGCCCCCTCCTAACCTCCCCGAGGGGAGGAACTTGAGGCACTCCATCGACAAGAGCAAACCGAAAGATAACCTACACACGGGGTTTGTAAGTTCATAAAACTAACTACATCAGAACAATGGATAATCAGGAACTAAAAAAGATTAAGGACAGATGTCTCTCGGATCTGCGTGAATACCTGCCTACCGTCAAGGATAGGCTGGAGGAGATAGATGTGAGACTATACCAGTATGCCTCGGACGCTGTGAGGGAGGACATGGACACAGCAAATGTGTACGAGCTTCTCGGAATAAGGAAGGTGCTGAGACTTCTGAACACCTATGAGCATAATGCCAGGAGGATGCGTCTCAAGCGTCTGGCGATAGAGGGCGAATGGCAAGACGGCAAATGGGTGAAGGGTGGTCTGGCTTACGACACACCGAGAGGACACAGGCACTGTCAGCTTATGCCTTATCAGATGTGGTGCATCTTCGGAATGTACGGTTTTCTGGACGAGGTGGATATGGAGAGAGACTACCAGGAGGGTGATGAGCTTCTGCCTACGGAGTACGTTAAGGACGGTAGAGTATGGGATAAGCGTAACCTCACAACGGAGGCCCACCTGTTTCAGACACGCAAGAGCGGAAAGACAGAGTTCGGTGGTTCGATAGACTTCACCGAGGCCGTGGTGGACGGTGACAGTAACGCTCAGGTCCTCATCTGTGCCAACTCAAAGGAGCAGGCAAAGATAGCTTTCAAGGCTGTGAAGGCTTTCGCACACCAGACCGACCCCAAGAGCGTGAACAAGGCCGGAGGTAAGTATCTGCGAGTGACTGCAGATGAGATAACCTGGAGGGAGACAATGCCCCGAACAAGCGAGATAAAGGTTATGTCAGCAGGTGGAAAGAAGAAGGACGGTCTGTTCGCTTCTCTCGTTCACGCTGACGAGCACGGTTCAGCCAGCTATGTGAAGGACCATTCCGATATGGAAGACCTCGTGCAGGTGTGTGTCGGTTCTATGGGTCCACGAAGAGAGCGAATGTTATTACACACCACGACAGCCGGAAACGTGAACGAGGGCCCTTATCAGGTACAGCTTCGAGCTGTGGAGAACCTCCTCATCAAGGAGATGGACATACCTCTCGGAACAGCACAGAAGACGGACGATGACAAATGGTTCGCTTTCCTCCTCCGTCTTGATCCGTGGGAAGTGACGGATGATCTTAACGCTCTGAACAAAGAGAACCTCTTCCGTAAGGTGAACCGAAGCATAGGTGTGACCGTACAGCCGACCTGGTACAGAGAGCGAATAGCCGAGGCAATAAAGAAAGGCGGTGACATAGCGAAGGAGGTGAAGACAAAGGACTTCAATATGTGGCAGACTGACAGAGTATCTGAATGGATAAAGCCTGAACACATTCGCACTATGCAGACATACCGCAGTATAGACGAGTGCACCGAAGAGGAAGGCTGGAGGGTGTTCGTAGGTATGGACTTCTCAATGGGTGACGACTTGCACGCTCTCACGTTCCTGGCATTCCGTGAAACGGACGAGGGAGGTGTGGAG